TCGCGCAGCGGTCTTCGCTAACATTCAGTTTGCAAACGGCAACTCAGGGGACGACACAACTGGTCTTTCTTCAGCATCTGCTGACTTGAATACTATTGCAACAACTGCAGCGCACGCGCTTCGCATTGTTGGTGTAATGGATCAAGCAGAAAACAGTGACTTCACTGTAGCTGGAATTCCGTTGATCGTTCGTATTAACAACCACTTCAATGCTCCGAACGGCTCTATTGTTCAGGGTACTGTTAGTGTACTTGGCGTATAAGGAGACTAGATAATGGCTATTTCTCGCGCTCAATTAGCGAAAGAACTGGAGCCGGGTCTCAATGCCTTATTTGGCATGGAGTACGCTCGGTATGAAAATCAACACGCTGAGATTTACACTACTGAATCTTCTGACCGTGCGTTTGAAGAAGAAGTAATGTTGTCTGGCTTCGGCACAGCACCAACAAAGTCTGAAGGTTCATCCGTCAGCTTTGATGATGCACAAGAAGCATACACAGCACGTTACAACCACGAGACTATTGCTCTGGCATTCTCGATCACTGAAGAAGCAGTGGAAGACAATCTGTATGATCGTCTCTCTTCTCGCTACACTCGTGCTCTTGCCCGTTCAATGGCTCACACCAAGCAGGTCAAGGCCGCTTCTGTACTGAACAATGCGTTCACTGCAGGTGCTAGTGCTGGTGGTGACGGTAAGGCGCTTTGTGCGACTGACCACCCACTAACCAACGGCGGCACGTTCTCTAACGAGCCTTCAACTGCTGCAGACCTTAACGAAACTTCACTCGAAGACGCATTGATCAGCATCGCTGGTTTCGTCGATGAGCGTGGTTTGAAGGTTGCATTGCGTGGTACTAAGCTGATCATTCCACGTCAGCTTCAGTTCATTGCAGAGCGTCTGATGGTGTCTAACCTCCGCGTTGGCACAGCAGACAACGATGTTAACGCATTGCGTTCTATGGGTATGTTGCCTGACGGCTATGCTGTCAACGACTTCCTGACAGATCCAGATGCGTTCTTCATCATGACTGACGCACCTCGTGGATTCGTCCACTTCGAGCGTACTCCGCTGTCTACTAACATGGAAGCGGACTTCGACACAGGTAACATGCGCTTCAAGGCGCGTGAGCGTTACAGCTTCGGATTCTCGGATCCACGCGCTGTATTCGGTTCACCTGGTGCCGCGTAAGTAGCTTTTAAGCTACAACTAAAAAGGGGGCTTGCGCCCCCTTTTTTTATGTGCTTTAGTTAAGACTGTTGAGTTCCCCTCATTACTCAACAGGTTACTTCTGACTATCTACTCCTCGGGGCGCTATGCGCCCTTCTTTTTTGTGTGTATACTTTAAATAACTTCTGACTGCATAATGCAGACACTAGCCACGACAGGAGATTCTCATGGCAAATACTACCTTTAGCGGTCCAGTCCGCTCCGAAAACGGCTTTAAAGCTGTCACAAAAAACGCAACCACTGGTGCGATTACTGAAATCACAACTTATGGTGGTGCCCCTGTTGCTTTAGCTGATGGCGACGTTACGTTAACTAATGCAACGCATAGCGGTCGTGTTTTGATTGTTCCTAATGGAACTCAGGACAACACTTATACGCTTCCTAGCCCAGTAGCTGGTGCATATTTCACTTTTGTTTATGGTGGTGGTGCGGCTGACGCAACCGACTTCATCGTAAACTCTGGCTCAGACACCAACTTCTTCATTGGTGGTGTTCTTCATCTTGATACAGATGCTGACGCTGGAGCAGATGAAATTGTTCCTGTTTACTCAAACGGTAGCTCAAACTCAAAACTTCAAGTAAATGTTCCTGGGATGGCGCAAGTTCATGTTGTGGCAATCGACGGAACTAACTGGCAGGTTTGGGGCAATGTAGCGAGTGCAACTGCACCAGCATTTGCTGACCAATAAGGAGATAAATCATGGCCGGATCTGACATCAAGGCCGTGTTTATTGAGGCTGACACAAATGCGGCGGACAACGTGTCCGTCGCTGCAGCCGACCAACCAAACACGGATTTTACTATTGACGGTACAGATGCTTCTGGCGGTGTAGCTACTTTTGCTGCGGCACGGATTTTGACTGTAACAACTGCTGGTGCAGGCGATGGATCTAAAACTGTGACAATTACTGGCACAGACTTAGACGGGGATACAATTACTGAAACGATTACACTCCCTGGGTCGGCGACCACAACGGCAGGTACGAAGTATTTTAAAACCGTTACGGCGGCAGAAATTTCTGCTCAACCTGAAGCAAATGTGTCTATTGGGCACGCGGCGGGCGCGGCTGACATTGTGTTTGGCGGACGTTCACGTCTGAAAGGCGCGTTTATTGTCAATGGTGCGACTGCTGGTGTCATCACATTCACCACAAATGGCGCGGATGGAACAGAGATTCTCAAATTGGGAACAGTTTCTTCAGCTACCGCAGAACGTGATGTGACCATCCCAGAACAAGGTTTAGTTTTTGAGCAAGGCATTTATATCGTTTATCAAGGCGGTACAAATGAAGTGTTCACGAACATGACCGTGTTCCGTGCATAGGTGATCAAATGGGGGTTTACGATCTAAGATCAATATCGCAGGTCGGGACAAGCGAACCGTTTGAGCTTCAGGTGGCTCGGGGACAAATCCCGGGCCACTCTACTTTATTTAAGTATGGCTATAACCCGAACATCGTTAATGTTAACGAGACTATTTGGGACGTTGGCGGCATATATGCTTACCCGTCTTCTGCTGTGAAAATGACAGCAACTAGTACAGATGGGGCAAATGACGAAGACGTTCAGGTGGTTATTAGCGGACTAGATGCAGACTATAATGAACTCACAGAAACTGTCACGTTAAACGCTAGCGGTACTGCCGAAACAGACGGTTTCTTTATCAGAGTTTTTCGGGCTTTTATTACCGGAGCACAGACACCACTAGGCACTATAAATATAACAAACACAGGCACCACTTATGCCCGAATCACTCTTGGTGAAAACCAAACTCTGATGGCGGTGTACACCGTCCCTGCTGGAAAATCGTTATACATAAACAACGGTACAGCAACTCACGGCACCGACACTTCTGGTGCTTTTATGACTATCCGTTTTATGATTCGACCACCGGGTGAAGTATTTCGCACGGCAGTTAAGATTGATGTTACTGGTGCAGAACTACTATTTCCTTTTTATTACCCTCTCCGCCTTCCTGAAAAATATGATTTGGAAGTCCGAGCTATTTGTAACAAAAACCAAATCAATGCTGTTTCCGCCACGTTTGAAGGCGTAATAGTTGACGAACAAGGACCTTTGTAATGGCAAAGATCGACAAGTCCAAGATGAAATGCAATAAACCAAAGCGTCAGGTTTCTGGCGGCAAGAAGTTTGTTGTTAAGGCATGCGAAAACGGAAAAGAAAAGATTGTTCGTTTTGGCGATGCTAATATGAAAATTAGAAAGTCGAATCCAAAAGCGCGTAAGTCTTTCCGCGCTCGGCACGGCTGCGATAAAGGGACTTTGAGCAAGCTCAAGGCGAAGTACTGGTCATGCAAAAAGTGGTAGAAGGACAAATTGTTTTGAAACACGAAGAAATTGAGGATGAAATCCACATCATCCACAACAAGATCGGGATTATCGAAACAATCCTCGAGCGGTTGGAAAAAAATCATCTTATGCATATCGAAAAAGATGTGGATAAGTTGACTGACTTTGTTAAAGAAGTTAATGGCCGACTTTGGGGTATTATGGCTATTGCTTTGGTTCAAATTTGTGGACTATCCGGGGCTTTATTCTTTATGGTTATGGACAAGTAGTGGCTATATCACGTTCAGCTATAAGCAAGCAGGTGACGACAGTGCCAAGTAAAAGTAAGACAAAGAAAGACGCGTGTTACACTAAGGTCAAGTCGCGTTACAAGGTTTGGCCCAGTGCGTATGCAAGCGGTGCCTTAGCAAAATGTAGAAAGGTTGGCGCGGCTAACTGGGGCAAGAAGACGAAGAAACTGTAATGGCTGTTCGCAAGACTGCAAAGGGCGCATCACTTCGTAAGTGGTTCGGCCAGAACAAAGGAAAAGGCTGGGTCGATTGTAAAACCGGCAAGCCATGCGGACGATCAGGTAGTAAGGACAAGCGAAAAAGTTATCCTGCCTGCCGTCCAACAAAGGCGCAGTGTAAAACTGCAGGGGCAAAAACAGCGATGAAGAAGAAAACTTCTTCTAAGCGTGTAAACTGGAAAGGGAAAAAGTCATGAATTGTGGTGGAAAGAAAAAAGGCTACAAAAATGGCGGCGCTATTTGCATGAAGTGTGGCGGAAAAGCTGGGTGCTCTTGCAACGCGCAAAAGTTTTCGTACGGCGGCTCGGTAATGCCTAACAAAAAACGGAAGTAAATAAATGGCAACTTCAGGTTCAAGAGATTTCGATCTTGATGTCGCGGACATCATTGAAGAAGCGTATGAGCGGTGCGGGTTAGAAGTCCGCACAGGCTACGACGCAAAGACCGCTCGTCGCTCATTGAATATCATGTTCTCCGAATGGGCAAACCGAGGCGTAAATCTCTGGACAGTGAAGCAAGCGACGCTTACTCTGACATCTGGGACGGCAACGTACAACTCGGGAAATGGACTAGCGTCCCCGATGAACGACATCCTGGAAGTTGCGTTACGCCGAAGTGGAACTGACTACGAAGTAGACCGTATAAGTCGTGGGGAATATTTAAATGTTCCTAATAAATCGACCACCGGGAGACCATCCCAATTCTACTTTAATCGTCAGATCAGCCCTGAGCTGGTTGTGTGGCCTACGCCTGAAAACAGCACCGATGAGTTAGTGTATTACTACATTACTCGGATCGAAGATGCTGACACATCACAAAACACAACAGACGTTCCTTACCGGTTCCTGCCTTGCATGATCGCCGGGTTAGCTTATTACTTGTCCATGAAGAAAGCACCAGAACGCGTGCAGCTATTGAAAGCTGTGTATGAAGAAGAGTTCCAGCGTGCGGCGGATGAAGATGAAGATCGTGTATCTTTAAAGCTACAACCAGACATTCAGTACATTAGGTTCTAAAAAGTGGCGCGTTATGCTTCTGGGAAATATGCATACGGAATATCGGACCGATCAGGATTCCGGTATCGTTTGCGTGAGATGCGTAAAGAATGGAATGGTTTATTAGTAGGCCCTGATGAATACGAGGAAAAACATCCTCAACTAGAGGCTCCGAATGTTGGCGCAGATCCACAAGCATTGCGTGATCCACGTCCAGATCAATCTGAAGCACTTTCAGTGTATATTTATACAAACCAAGTTGGTCAGCCTATTGTAGGCCCAAGAGCTATTGGAAAAACAGGATCAGTGACGGTGACGACGACATGAGTTTTACATACGCGCAATTAAAACAAGCAATACAAGACTACACAGAGAATGACGAAACAACTTTTGTCACCAATCTTCCTGTTTTTATCCGTGCAGCGGAAGAGCGGATTCTTAAAAACACCCAGCTTACGCTGTTCCGCAAAAATGTCTCTGCTAGTTTTACTGCATCGAATGAGTATTTAGCTTCGCCAACAGACTTTCTTGCTCCATTTTCTTTGAGCTATACAGATGCGGATGGCGACAAAGAGTTTCTACTTTTTAAAGACGTAAACTTTATACAAGACTACAACCCTGACGCTACGGATACAGGTGCTCCGCGTTACTATGCTGTCTTTGATATTGATAACTTTATTATTGCTCCGACCCCTG